ATACCGAGTCCAGCGTTGTTTAGTTATAAACTTCTTTGGGGCGATAGTTCCAATTTAACCGAGAACATCATTTCATTACAGAAAGAGTTCGCCACAAAATAATGTTTAGGAAACACCCCATTATCTGCGGGGTTAATCAAACCCCATCATTTTTTATCTCTACATTATATATAATGATGGAACGTATAGAAGTAGAAATATCCCCTCATCAGGCGAGTAGGTTGCGAAACGGACACAAGGTTAGGGTGAAACCCGCTATGAAGGGAAGTGGTATGCTACTGGTAGTGTCCCCCTCCACCTTTAACATAGCGAATCGCTCTCTCTCCAAACAGAAAGGGGTTCAAATCCAATTGACCCCCGAGGAGATACAGGCGAATAGGGAGATGAGCGAAGATGCCGAGATGGAAGGAAGGGGCATCTTCAAGAAAGTCGGCAAGGTAATCAAGAAGGGTGCTATCAAGGTGGGAAAGAAGGTGGGCAGAGAGGTGGCGAAGAAACTCCCCGAAATCGCCACCGCTGGTTTGTCGGGTCTCGCCCTCGCCACAGGACAACCTCAATTACTTCCGTTAGCGGGAATGGTAGGAAATCAACTGGGTGAGTTCGCAGGTAGGGAACTCAACAAGGCGATTGATAAACCCTCAAGATACTCCTCTCTCAAGAAGGCGAGGAGTGCATTGGTTGATAGTGCGTTGGATGAGATTGAGGAGGGAGCGAGGGCATTCGGTCGCAAAAAGACGGGGGAGGCAAAGACCTACGCCAGGCAGAGATTGACTGGTAGCGGTATGTATATAGGAGGGAGTGGATTGTATGCTGGACGCAGGGGAAGTGGCGTTATGGTTGCATCAGACACCCCCACAGCAGGATTAGTTGGTGTTTCAGGAAGTCTATTACCCCCGTCGCACCCCGCTATGCAGTCGCAGGCATCTTCCGCCAACTTCCAATTTCAGCACACTATGCCCCCTCAATTCCAAATGAGGGGAAACGGGTTGTACGCCTAGATAGTTAATTTAAGGATATAAATTTCTCTACATAGTATATATATGTCCCTCACCGATAAACAATTAAAGACGCTCTGTAAGAAGATGTCAATCCCTTTAGAGGGGGTTGTGTTTAAGGACGAAATCCCCAAGAAGTTGAAATACAACACATCTTACATCATCAATTTAGATGACGAGTTTGATGAGAAGACAGGGATGTTGAATAGCGGATCGCACTGGACGTGCCTTGTTGTTATGAAATACAAGGACAACAAAATCAAACCATTCTATTTTGACCCATACGGAGCACCGCCTCCCGAAGATATCAAAAAGGCGGTATTGGAAAGCACAGGACAAAAACTTCCATTCAATACCAAGAACGTCCAGTCACTAATGGGCGAAGTGTGCGGGTTCTTTTGTTGTGCTATACTCCACTACGTTTTTGCCTACCCACACAAGAAAGGCGATATCTATGAAGATGTTGAGGACTTTCTCTTTTTCTTTGATGACCTCAACCAGTCAATAGACTTTAAGAAGAATGAGTATATTCTCAAACACTTCTTTCAACCCAGCGATCCAAAGTTGAGGAAGGAGATTGATGTCGGGGTTGATGGAACTGACCGAATGATAGTTGATAACGGACAGATAGATTTAACGAAGATATAATGGGATTGACCCCTATGTTTCCTATGTTTCCTATGTTTCCCCTATTTCAAAAGTCCCTTATAGAATTTGAATAATAAAAAAAAACTTTTAAAAAAGGGGAAACAAGGGAAACAAGGGAAACAAGCACCCCACCACATTCTAAAATATGCAAAATTGATTTGGATAATATATTTTTACCAAGGACACTCACACAATGGAACTTACCACCTTCAATACTATGCCCGAGGAACTCATCCGCCACATTATTGGTTATGCCCGTCCTACCTACCCGTATTTAGTAGAATTTAAATTAGCAAATGAAGTCGTAGAAAACCCCAACTATTCACCACCATTAACATACTATCTAAACACCATCACTCATAATAAGACGTTTATGAACTACCGCATTTACGGGGATTACGTAAGGTATTACGGAGGTGAATGGGGAGGTGATTACTTAGATGTGATGCGTGAAATAAAAGATAACTACGAGGACGATGAGGACGAATGAATATGCAAAATTGATTTGGAATGCAAAATTGATTTGGATAATATATTTTTACCAAGGACACTCACACAAAAATGGAACTTACCGCCTTCAAAACTATGCCCGAGGAACTCATCCGCCACATTATGGGGTATGCCCGTCCTACTTACGGATATATGAACGAGTTAAAATGGGTAATTGGTCATTGGGAGGAATATGAGCGACGGAAGACGTTAGTAGATACGACAACATATCTAACTTGGGGATATAGGGAGAAATATCATATTTACGGAGCAAAGTTTTATGACCCAGGATTCAAAAAAATGTTAGATATGAAACTGGACTCTGTTAATGATATTGGTTATGTAGGGATGGAAGCGATAGAAGCGAGGGAAGAAAATACTAACCTATTTGATACCATCAGTGAAGAGATGTTAGATTTTATAAATTATCATAATGGAGTATTACCAGTCTATTGAACTGGGGATGATTTAACTCAAAGTTAATATACAGACACATTTAAACAACCAATTAACCAATTATTAATATAAATAACCATATTATAGAGCAGAAATGATATTAAAGGCGTAATAAAATTAATTTTATTACGCATTATGTTGTTTAAATAGGATAAATCTATCTTTTTTATCTTAATATTTAGTTAATAGTTGTTTAAATGTGTATGTATATTAACTTTGAGTTAAATCAATCCTCAAACTCGATGATTTCCAGTAATCCTTTCCTGAACCTCTTCTCGCTACTCTCTTCCATATCAATCACTAAAGGGGAAAACTTCTCTGCAGTCGCATACTTATAGATGTCTAATAGTTCGTCCTTTGACACACCAAGACTGAACTCCGATAGGATCACATTCACCTCCCTATTACCCGACAATTTCAATAACACCATATAAGAGCAGTTGTTGCGAATAATCTTCGGGATTTTGAAAAAGGATTGAGAGATGAAGATGCAAGATACACCGAACTTCCTCGCTCGTATATAGTAGTTCTCCACCTTACTCAAGTCCTTAGATAGAACCAAGTCGTCCCATACTACTAAATGATTGAAATCCTTATCAAACTTATCCAACGCTGGGGTATTATCCACCCCCTCCTTTATGATGATGGACTCGCACTTCTCGGTGATCCAGCGATAGAGGGGTTCGTCTTTGTTGCGGGTGATGATTGTGATTGTTTGAAACGTCCCCTTACCCGATGAGAAGAGAGAAATTAGATTGCATAGAAAATTGGTTTTGCCCGAACCTGACGGGGCGACGATACACATACGCATCGGGATTTTTAGATTGTGCAGATGAAAGTTCGGGTTCTCTACTTTATCTAAAAATTGTTTTGGCATTCTTTCATATAGGTTCTCAATACGACCTGTAGGCATTATTTATATTATATAGATAAAAAAAACTTAAGATAAAAGACGACAGATATTTAATCTCTGTATAATATAAATGTCGGCATATCCGCCTCCCGTTGAAGAATTACCTATATTCAATCCCGCTGTATTCATAGTGAAAGACACACCACTTACAATAGCAGAGGGCGAGAAATACTTTCTAAAATACCCTCAAGCACAGGGGACGCAGAATTTTACAGATATTAATGTAGGCGGTATTGCTACGATTGAAGACGTTAGAGCGGACACTTTAGAAGTCGCAGGGAACGCTGACCTTAATGGTAATTTAGATGTGTCGGGTGCTATAACGGGGCAGACGATTACTGATATTGATACCCGACTGGATATTATTGAAGCGGAACTGGGAACTGGGGTAGTTCATATTGCTGATACCGAAACCATTACGGGCGATAAGACGCTGTCGGGGACAACCACATTCACAGGTAATATAATAGCGAATGGAGCGACAATAACCCCTACAGAACTGGGATATATTGATGGAGCGACGAGTAATATACAGACACAGATTAATGATATTAATACGGGAACACCAGGCGACAACATAGTTCATATTAATGGTGCTGAAACCATTACGGGGGTTAAAACATTTAACGCTCTTCCTTTGACTGCACTCACTCCGTCATTAGATAATCACCTCACTCGCAAGAAGTATGTTGATGATGAAATAGATTCGGCGATTTTGGATTTGATTGATGGAGCACCTACTACGCTGAATACATTAAACGAACTGGCGGAAGCACTCGGTGACGATCCGAACTATGCGACGACTATCGCAACCGCTTTGGGATTGAAGGCGATCGATACGGCGGTAGTTCATAAGACGGGAAATGAAACCATCGGGGGCATCAAGACATTCACATCGGGGATTGTGGCGGGTGGTGGTATTAGTGGTGGGGAGTTGGAGATTATAGGAGATGACTTGGTGTTATTAGGGGCAGACCAAACATTTATTGAGGCGAGTGTGGGCGACGTTAGGATACAAGCGACGGCGGGAGATGGATTGACGAAGTCGGTCAAGATTGGAATGGAAGATGCCGAGATCGCCTCGTTCAAAAGTGGGGATATTCAACTCAAACAGAATACAACCATCACAGGTAATTTAGTGTCGTCGGGAACGAATGCGTCAATCACCGCAACCAGTAATGCGGGGATGACGGGAGAGGTATTGACGCTGACAAGTGGAACTACAAATAATGGAACGAGATTACAGATGACCGATAACCTGGTTAAGATTGGATTGAGCGAGTTTCCTGATAATTTAGAAGTGATCGGGGAGGTCATCTGTGCGACTGCACCCACAGGGAATGATCGACTCGCCAACAAGTTGTATGTAGATACGAAGGTCAGTAAGAGTGGGGATACGATGACTGGCGGTTTAACTATACAAGATGGGAATTTAACCATAGAACACTCTTCTAATTCGGGGAATTTTTACCCGTATATTTTACTCAATAGTAATCAAAATAACGTTCCATATGATGGTGTGAGTTCTTTGTTTTTAACAGAACAATTTGTTAATAGGGATAGAATACAAGGTGCTTATATGGAATATAATGGTGGTAGTAATTTTTTTGTGATTGGAACACAGAACAATTATGATGCTGGAACTTCTGCTAATTCAAGAGTTGAGGCATTACGAATAAATAGGGCGAGTGGTAATATTATCTCTGCTACTGCCCCGACTGACGATACACATTTAACTAATAAATTATATGTTGATAATGAAGTTGATACAAAAGTTAGTAAGAGTGGGGATACGATGACTGGGACTTTAAATGTTCCTAATATTCAGGTTGATACTATAAACGCACTAACTAATAATATAGGAATTTCAACTACTAATGGTGGTAATATAAATCTATCCGCTAATGGAACTTCTGCTGATATATCTTTAATCGCCACAAACGATGTTTCTATATATGCCGATGATTTTGTTTTAAGCGGTACAGACGTTGTTTCTATATCTGCTGGTAATAGTATTCAACTTGATGGTAATACTACGATGACTGGGGATTTAACGGTTAATGGTAGTGTGAAAGGTGATTACGCTATGATGTCGTCCGCCTACACTGACCTCGCTACTTTCAGTCATAAAGACGTAAGTGATTTGAATACTAAATATGCGGTAATGCAAGCGTCAAATGGTTATACTTATTTAAACTCTACTTCTACTTTGGATTTTCGTATCAATCACGTCGGAGTTGGAACGTGGAATACAACGAGATTGAGGTGTAATAATAACCTGGAAGTTGGTGGCGACATCACTCTCTCGGGTAATAATATTAAGAGTGACGATAATCAATTAAATCTTTACTCTAATGGAAACTCTATTGATTCTACTGGGTATATTGAATTGCGTGCTGATTGGTCGAAACTGGCGGGTAAGTTAATTTATTTTGTCACTGATACTGATGGTAGTAATTATGGAACTACGAGAATGACTATAGCACAAGATGGTAATATTACGATGACTGGGAATTTAACTATTACCAATCCAAACGAAATAAATTACAAAAATCAAACATTAGATGCCCGATTTGTGCCGAAACAAACAGGTGATAATAGACAAGTTAATTGGAGTGAAGTAGGGGTAAGAAATTTTGACGTTCATTTTGGAGATTTTAATAATAATAGCACTGGAACGTGGGCGGATTGTATTCATTTTAATACGTGGGGTAATGGTTCAGGTGGTAGGTCTAACCTATTATGTTTAAGAAAAGTTGGAGGGTTTGGAATGCGTATTTATCAACCTACAAGTGCGACATATCAAAATACAACTAATTATACTGATTATAGAGATTGTGTTTTACAGGATGAAGATGGGGACGCTGATATTACGAACAATTTAACTGTTGGTGGGGATTTAACAATAGATAGTCCCGTAAGGACAGATTTAGATATGAAGATGGTATGCGGTTCGGCAATTTCAGGTATAACTGAAAACAAGTTATATTTAAAATCAGGTAGTGATGATGGAGGTGCTACTTACCTACAATACCAAGATGGAACGAGTGCGGTTGAAGGTGTGGAAATATATGTAAAAGATACTGCCTCATCGCAGAACAGAGTTGCACAATTTCAGGAAGATTTAATTGTATTGGAAAAAAATGTCTATTGTTCGGGTGATATAAATGTTGATGATATAAGCGTGAGGGGGAGTATCAATATGAATACTATACCACTCATCACACAAGTTCATTCATTCATACAAACAGATTTAAATGCGTTGAATAAGCAAAAATGGTTCTCACACTCACCCCACTACGATGCTAATACTGGAAACCCTGTGATAGGTATGAAGGCGGTTGGTAATATTGTGCCTTATTCTTTGGTTATTGGGACTGATAATGATGCGGAGGCACTAACGAATTTTACCTTTGAAATTAGGGGAAGAAATAATACTGATAATATCGCTAATTTAACAACTTCAACCACTGTTCTTAAAGGGACTGCGAGTATGAATAGTGTAAGAGAAAACGATACTAAACAAGTATTAATTAGTTCTCCTCAAACTATTCTTAATGATACATCTTGGGGATTATACTTATCAAATATGATACCCGACGGGTATGATGGTGAGATAGTTGTTAAGGTGTTTTTTTATCAAACGTAGTAAAATTAAAGAGCGTCATCACTACTCGTATCGGATATACCGCCATTCACACTCCCCGTCGGGATCGTCAGGCGAAGCGTAGGGTTCTCACTCAACGATGGTGTGTGAAATAGAGCGTCGTCATATTTCTTCTTCATCACATTCGCCTTCTCGTAAATGGCGACATATTGTTTGTAGCATTCATCAAGGAATACTTTGCCTTCCACATCTCGGTGGGATCGTTCCAACGTCAGCATCTTATAAATGGAGATGGCGAGAGAATAGAAATCTTTTGACGCTACCAGTTCATTCTCACAATTTTCCTGCAGTTTTAAATACAACTCTATTGACCCGATGATACCGCAAAGGAGGGCGAGGAGGCAAGTGATCCCGCTAATATACTGCTGGTCTATATACTTCTCTGCACCCACCGACAACACCGAGTTTATAGCGGAAATTACGATGACGGGTATCTTATAGTATTTGAGGGTCGCCTTAAATGCAAGGTAATTCTTTGTATGCTGTTTCCGCATCTTAAGAGAGTTTTGACGGATGCTCTCCAACACCCGTTCAATATCGTCGCTCCAATCCATATCTATTGTATATAATAGACATAGATAAAATAATTAATTCGTATAGGTGATACGGATTGAACCGCCGTCCCAATCGGTTAGATCCATATTGTACTGGTCACGCTCCGCCAGTTTATTACACATTCGCCGAAGGATAAAGTTGGTTTTTCTATAAAACATATATTCACTTTTAGTGATGAGACGCTGTTTCAGTTCCCGTTTCATCATCCGCTCAATTGTATCCATCGTATGCAGTAGCAAATCCCGATGTTTATACGCCTTATGAATCGCATACGATACCACCGAATATACTAGATGTCTGTCCTTTGTATGCCACTTCTTATTAAAGTTGGGGTTCTCCATCAATTGAATGTATTTGACTATTCTCGTCTTATCATCCTCGGGTAAATTAGTATTTTTTATATCCTCCACCACCACTTCACTCATTCGCAGAAACCCGTTGAGGATTACAAAGAGAATTGAGATGTTTTTGTATTCCAGTCGCTCTTCCATAGTTGATATAAATATGAGGTTGTCTTTAACCCCTTTATATGATGATTGTGTTATACACTTTTGCGAATGTTTCCTATGTTTCCTATGTTTCCCCTTTTTCAAAAGTCCCTTATAG